AAAAGTAGAACCAGAGAAGTGGGATGGAAAGTTCAAATCTGTCGAGCCACTAAAGAATCAAAAGCCTCCGCAGCCTCGTCAAGCAAGATACAAGAAGTGGAACCATCCAGCCACAATCAATTGGATAATGGGACAGGCTGATCCTGTTGGATTCCTTGCCTCGGTTATGCAAGGCAAAGAGATGTTCTCCGTTTACACTCAAGATCAAGATGGCGCAGTAGAAAATATTGGTAAGGTTGGGGCTGACCCTGAACTGAGAGTTATGGCTGCGAAAACTTTATTAGGTAAATGCATCCCTGATCTAAAAGCTGTTGAAATAACAGCACAAATCGAAGAAAGAAAGGTGCTTGATATAAGCAGATTGACCGATAATGACCTCACCACAATTGAACGAGTTCTTGAGCACGCTGTCATTGAAGGAAGTCCGAGCGGAGAAGATGAGGAGATCGCTGAAGGAGTTTACCAAGAGCTCTTGGCAAGCGATTGAACCAGGACGAGACTTTCAAGACAACTGGCACATAGACGCAATATCAGAACATCTGCAGGCAGTTGTTGAAGGAGATATAAAGCGTCTGATAATAAATGTCCCTCCAAGGCACATGAAATCCATCTCGGTTGCTGTTGCTTTGCCTGCTTGGACTTGGACCATACAGCCATCAAAACAATTCTTGTATGCATCTTATGCAGGCTCTCTTTCCATTAGAGATTCGGTAAAGTGTCGGAGACTGATTGACAGTAATTGGTATCAGAACCTTTTTGGGGAAACTTTTAAGCTGACAGGTGACCAGAACCAAAAGCAAAGATTTGAGAATGATAAAACAGGTTATCGTATCGCAACCTCTGTCGGAGGTGCTTTGACAGGTGATGGTGGTGATATTGTCGTGATTGATGATCCGCATAACTCAATCGAAGCTGACAGTGCCGCAGTTCGTGAAGGTGTTCTTGAGTGGTGGGATCAATCTATGCAGACTCGATTGAACAACCCAAAGACTGGTGCATTCGTTATCATTATGCAAAGGTTGCATGAGCAAGACTTGACTGGGCATATTTTGGCCAATGAGCTTGGTGACGAATGGGATCATCTTATGTTGCCTGCAAGATATGAAATCGGACACCCAACACCGATGCGCTCAACCCTAAATTTCACAGACCCAAGAACAAAAGAAGGTGAATTGCTTTGGCCAGAAAGGATTGATGAGAAAACTTTAACAACTCTTGAAAGGTCGCTCGGCAGTTATGCTTCAGCAGGGCAACTACAACAGCGACCAATGCCCAAAGGTGGTGGTATTTTAAAAGCTGAGTGGTGGGTGCCATGGGACAATACTGATCTCCCAGACATCGAATATGTTTTGCAAAGCTGGGACACAGCATTTAGCACTAAAGAAAAATCATCTTATTCTGCTCGGACAACTTGGGGCGTGTTCAGGATGAATGGTCAGATAAATGCAATGGTTCTGGAGATGTGGTATGATCGTGTCAGCTACCCAGAGCTCAGAAAGCTCGCTCAAGAAGCATATAATGATTGGGAGCCTGACGCAGTATTGATCGAGAAAAAAGCATCTGGCCAATCTTTGTTGCAAGATTTACGCATGGCAGGGGTGCCAGTTCTTGAGTATATGCCTGATCGAGACAAGCAAGCTCGTGCTCATGCAAGCTCGGCATTATTAGAGGATGGACGAATTTACTTTCCAAAAGACAAAATCTGGGCTAAGAATTTAATAGATATCTGTGCAGCCTTCCCTGCGACCGACAATGACGACATTGTTGACACATGTACACAAGCATGGTTAAGGCTCCGCAAAGGCTGGTTTGTTACACACTCGAATGATTTTGAAGAAGATGATTATGAGGAAAGAAAAAGGATAACACTGTATGGCTAGAGAACCAGTTGCGATTGAACAACCGTTAGCTCCTTTCGCAGAGACATCTCCTGCGGATGATTTGCAGGTTGAGGAGATTGGTGATGATGTTCTTATAGGAGATCCAGAGCTAGATAGAATTGAGGAATCAGACAGTAATTTTGATGCCAACTTGGCAGAAGACATGTCTGACAAAGAGCTCAATAATTCAGCTTCAGAACTTATTACATATTATAATAATGATCGTGAAGCTAGATCAGAATGGGAAGAGCGTTACAAAAAAGGCTTAAAGACATTAGACCCAGACGGTGGGATGGAAGAAAGCGAAGATGAGCGTGCAACTCGTGGCCTGAGCATCGTAGTCCATCCAATGATCGCAGAAGCTGCAACCCAGTTCAATGCTAAAGCAATTTCAGAGCTATATCCTAGTGGTGGCCCAGTCAAGACTGTCATCGTTGGCGACCCAAGTGAAGAGCTTGAAGAGCAAGCTCGCAGAGTTCGTGAATACATGAATTATCAGATCACGCAGGAGATGCCTGAGTATTTCCCTGATCTCGATCAGATGCTTTTCCACTTACCGTTAGTTGGCCAGACATTTAAAAAGGTTTGGTGGGACAGCAATATGGACAGGCAATGTTCACAGTTCGTAAAAGCTGAAGACTTTGTTGTTGCGCCAGAGAGCAAAGATCTTTACACATCTCCACGTTACACTCACATAATAAGAATTCCTAAAAATGATTACAACCGTTATGTTCAATCGGGCTATTACTTACCGAGTGATGACAAAGGAGGAGATCTTGATCCTTCAGGAGATATAATCGGTGAGATTGAAGGTGTAGATCAGTATGGGGACGAATCACAAGACGAAGTAATGACTTTGTTAGAGATGCATGTTTATAGCAATTTCGAAGATGATGAAAATGACGAAGATGATAATGCAGTTGCTATCCCTTATGTTGTAACAGTTGATTATGATAATGAGACTGTTGTAAGCATACGCAGAAACTGGCGTGAAGATGACGATGCGAAGAAGCGCAGGGATTGGTTTGTTTCTTACAAGTTCCTTCCTGGATTAGGTTTTTATGGATTCGGCCTTTACCACTTGATCGGTGGCTTGGGAAAAGCAGCAACTGGATCTTTGCGCGCTCTTTTAGACTCTGCTGCGTTCAGCAATATGCAAGGTGGCTTTAAGTTAAGAGGCAGAGTTTCAGGTGGAGAAGTTCAAGTAAATCCTGGAGAGTTTGTTGACTTAGATGCAACAGTTGACGATGTCAACAAAGCGATTATGCCTCTGCCATTCAAAGAGCCAAGCCAATCGTTGTTTAATTTACTTGGCTTTATTGTTCAGGCAGGGCAAAGGTTCGCCAGCACTGCTGACTTGAATGTTGGGGACGTAAATCCAAATGCACCTGTTGGCTCCACAGTCGCACTTATTGAGCAAGGTTCAAAAGCCTTCTCAGCGATTCACAAGAGATTGCATTATGCTCAAGGCCAAGAGTTCAAGCTCCTAGCAGACTTGAATGCCGAGAACTTGCCTGAGCAGTTTACGTTTTCATTGATAGGCAGCAGTTCTGAAATATTTGCTGCTGACTTTAATGATCGCATTGACATTCTCCCAGTTAGTGACCCCAACATCTTTAGTTCTGCCCAGCGCATTGCACAAGCTCAAGCTATATTGCAGATGGCGCAGTCAGCTCCTGAAATGCATGATATGTATAATGCTTACAAGCGAATGTATGAGGCGATTAGAATACCGAATATTGATGAGATTCTTAGGAAGCCTGACGAAGCACCAAGGCTGGATCCGATTGACGAAAATATGTCTGTGATGTATGGCAAACCAATAAAAGCATTTATTGAGCAAGAGCACGAAGCTCATATTGCAGTCCACATGCAATTCATCAAAGACCCGTCCCTCGCAGGAAATCCTGGAGCTGCAGCAACTCAACCTGTTTTAGTTGCCCACATAGCAGAACACGTTGCATTACTATACAGAGCCAGAATGGAAGCTAGTGTTGGTGTTCCACTTCCACCAATACCAGACTTCAAAGATTCTGATTTTAAATTAGAAGACATTAACCCAGAACTTGATAAATTGATTAGCCAACGTGCCGCACAGGTTGTTCAAGAAGCTCCACAAATGAAGCAGATTGCATCGATCCAGCCAGAGGGACAAGGCCAAGAACAGAACCCATTACAATATGCACAACAACTCGCTCAACTCGAAGCTGAAGCACTCAAAGCTAGGACGCAAGCCCAGATCGCTTCAGACCAAGCTAAAGCACAGTCCTCAATTGAAATTAAAAAGGCTGAAGCTCAACAGAAAATGCAAATAGATGCAGCCAAAGCTCAAGCAGATTTACAAGCCAAAGTGATGAAGCTAGAAAACGAGTTGCAATTAGAACGAGAAAAGAATGCAGCTAAAATACAAATAGAGGCAATGAAAGATGGATGAGTTGCTGGCATCGATGAGACCAATCAACCCAGAGGCTTTTAGCGGACAGCCCCAAGAAGCTCCGCAACAAGACATCCCGCAACAGTTCGATGCAAACCAATATTTAATTCAAAAAATAATGCAAATGAATCAGAAGAGAAAGCAAGGCTCTCTTGGCGCATTGGGCAATGTAATGGCTGCAATGCCACAACCTAATCAAATGCCAGCTCAAGAAGGAGCGCCAGCAGCATGAAATATGGAGCTTTAGAGTCTATCCCCAGACAAACAACTATTGGTGGTCAACCACATATGTTGGCGTATATCAATCCTGAAGAGGAAGGTCTGATTCAGAACTACAGAGGCAACATTCCCCCTGTTGCTGGTCCTGATGGTGTCCCTGCTTATTATAGCTGGGATGATTTTAAAAGTGATATTGGTTTAGGCAGTTCTACCTCTACCTCTACCTCTACCTCTACCTCTAGCAATAGCAACAAAGACGACAATCCAGGAATTTTGACCTCTATAAAAAATGCAGCTGTTGATACTTTTACAGAAATTTTTACTCTTGGCACTGCTGATACAGATACTTACAACAAAACAGAATCTTCTAACAACTTCGTAACTGATGTTGGTCAGGCAGCTGTTGATACTTTTACAGAAATTATTACTCTTGGTGCTGCTGATACAGGCACTTATAACGATGTAACTACAACAGACACAACTGGGGCTAGAGAGCCAAATGAACTAGAACTTTCTTATGACTCTACTAAAACTTATGCTCAACTTGAAGCTGAAGCAAAAGCTGCAGGTGAATCTATGTTTATGTTCCAAGGAAATTATTACGCAGTAGCAGACGAGGAAGATGCCGAAAGCCTTGAAGATCTAGACACAACTGCGACTGATGCGTCTAATGCTAAGAATGCTGGGGTCACGGTTGGCGAAACCTCTNNTGGATTGCCTGTATTTTATGACAAGTCAGGTTATGCTTATTCTACTTTGGCTGGAGCTATTGCTGGTAATCAATCTATTGATTACGAAGAATCATTGGGCTCAGGAAGTTTGGAAGGTCCATTTAACACTCAATTAGGTTTGACATTTACAGACTCAAGAGGTCTTTTCCACACCTCACAAGCTGATGCAGATGCAGCAGATTCAGCTTATGCAATAGAAGACAGCACATCCACAGCAGTTCAATCTGGCACAGATGAGGTTCAAAGCTATGTTGATCAATTTGGAACAACTGGTTTAGAAGATAGATTTTTAACAACTTTAATAAATCCAGCTACAGGACTTCCATATGAGTCCACAGATACAAATATAGTAAATCCTTTAGACGCAGACACTATACCTTATTCCCCAGACGGATATTCCGATGCAGAAATTATATCGTTGGGAGGAGATCCATATCAAACTACAGTTGATGGAATAGTGCAAACTGACGATGCTTTCCGAGACCCAACAACAGAAGGTGATGGACAACACGGCCAGACATTTGATTCTGAAGACATTGTTGATTTGGCTGTTATTGAAGATGGTGTTGTTGTTGATGACGGCATTAGTAGCGATGCCACTTTTAAAGACGAAGACTATCAACAAATGAGGGAAATTCTTGGCACAAGAGATGTAATGGCTGACTACATAGGTGGTCGGTCTGGAGGTCTTTGGAATAGATTT